GAAGAGTCAGAGGTGTCCTTGCTACACCAAAAAACACGCCTGTTCGGTTTCCTTTCGAATAATTGCATCGAGTACACGCTGCTAAGAGGTTATCTGGCTCATCGGTTCCGCCCTTGCTTATCGGAATCACGTGATCCACTGTAGTTGCATCGTTGCCACAGTATTGACACAGTCTGGCGTCTCGGATCAGTATCCGTTCACGTATCTTTGACCAGGCTCTAGTGCCTCCGTTAGCCCTTGCTGACTTAGCTGGCATCAATGGTAACCATTAGCCTTGAAGAATCTCCATGCGTTGCACATAGATCCATAGCGTCCTTTGATGTATCTGATAGTCCAGTCGATTTGCTTATAGCCATCTAGATTCTTATAGGTTTCATTACGCATCTGGCCTATGCCGTGATGTGATCCGTTGCGAGCCTTTGGATTCCACTGACGATTCTCTTTGTTAATCAGCTTATAGAAGCATTGATATTGCTCATCATTAACAATCCTTGAATGTGCATACAACTTAAATGAATCGCTTTGTGTAGCTGCTTTAGCTTCTACTGTTGTGGATACTGTCAAGATCAGAATTGACATAGGAATAGCCAATAAGTTTTTATTTTTAATCTTTATATTTATTTTCTTTTTATTTATCTTTATTTTCAAGATATTATCTTTCAAGTATAGCGATGAATCCTGACATTCTGTCAAGGATTGAGGTCGGAGTGTCGCATCGTCCACATGTGCCTGTGGATAAGTCTGTGGATAACTATTCATGAGCAGTCCTCGTCCTCATGGTCGATAACGGCTTCTTGCAGTGCAAAGGATCCGTCCATAATTCCACGATTTTCAATTTTAATAATTGCGCCACATTGACATTGATAACTCATTTTGACAATGCTCATAAATCACTCACCAATGAATCATCGACTAGCTTGACCGAGAATGTTCCGCAACCTGAGCATTGAGCGAACCATTCGTGCATCGTCAATTCTGCTCCCTTTGTGATTAGGTGCTCTTTACGCCCATCACCATAAAGCTTCTTGCATATTGAGCAATCAAATCGCAGCAGTGGCATATTCGCTCCTGACCAATGTTTCAATCGGATTTAGATTGGCCTGATCGACCCACCAGGAATCCTGACGCGGATTCTTAAACCGCTTGCGCCTAGCAAAGGCTACTGGAAGCCAGCCGGCGATGTGATAGACCGGCGACTTGCCGACTACTAACACTGCGATGTCAGTCTCACGATCGTTCGGATAGACGATGAGATTGCCACCGACATAAGACGTCCAGCGCACTTCTAGCCCTTGACCTACATCAGCTCCTCGCTTGCCATTCGATAGGTTAATGTCATAGTCAAGGCCAAAGTATCTGGCCACAATCATTTCAGCTCCCATAGATTCGGCGTATTCCGTTACCTGTTCGTGATTGTTTAGCTTCGAGTTGTAGCGAATCGTTGTTCCAAGTTGGCCACTGTATGAAAACACCACATCAACGGCTCGCTTATGAATCGCCCATTCATCAGCCGCGCTTATTGTCATTTTCTGCATTGATCACACAACCAAATCACTAATTCGCCATCTTGAAGGCGATAATTCATGCCACCACTTTGCACGACCCATTCTTCACAATTATCGCATAATGAAAGTGCCGTTGTAGTGATTGTTCCGTCGTCATGAATGACTGATGAGTAGCCGTCCTTGATAAAAGTAATCTCGCCCATCAGACTTGCGGCTTCCATTGTCCGTCTGAGGTCAGTACGTACCAGGCTGGCGCACACTGCTTCGCCTTAGCCTTCTCGGAGCACATATATCCGCCCCAGCCTTTATTAGTCTTAGCTGATGTTCCTTCTCGCCAGATCATGTGACCATGAGAGCACAATGGAGCAGCAGCTACTTGAACGCCACCTAATGTCTCTTTGATTGTGTCAATAGCTACTCCAAGCGTCGGAATGCCTGCCTCTTCTGCCTCTTCACGTGTCTTAAACGATGGCACGTCTCCATGCTTTGTGTTCCAGTAGTCATAGGCCACGGCAGAATCTTGAACAATCTTCGGATCAATGCGCTCTACCTGTTGCATATTCTGAACGGTTGGCCTTTTGTCAGTGCCTAAGACTAAGCCTGCGCAACGGCCTATCGCGGACGTACAGGTATCCTCAATAAACCATTTTTTCATCTGGACGTTGTAAGTGTTCACGTTGCCGAAGGCGTAGTCGATGCCTGCTGGCTCTTGATCGTCGTAATGGCGATATACACGGCACTCGACTAGGACGTAGCCCTTTTCAAGATTGATGTCCATGATTGACGTGTGGATTTTGCCGTCTTTGTGTGTAGCCCAGAATCGCTGAATGCGTGCAGCTACATCTTCGTAGTTATCTAAGAAACTCACTTGGACACCGCCTGAGCTGATGCGTGACGGCCTACGGCTCGACCGCGTTGATAGCCTTCTTTGTGGCCTTCTTTGTAGCCCATTGTGTAGCTCACAATCGACCAAAGAATACAGGCCAGACACATAAACAGAAATAAACCGATTTCACCTGATGTCATTTTTTGCTCCCGTGAGAGCCTTGTCGAATGCTCCCAGATACAGAGTGACATCGATGACTGACATGGTCAAGTAATGAGCGTATTTTTCGGCGTGTCCTCGCTCTGTTTTTGTTTTGCTTTAAGTCCATTACCAGCTAGGACGCCGCCAAGTGAGCCAGTTAAGAAGATCGCCAATGTCTTGAGTAAATCGATAAAGGCTGCATCGTTAGGAGCTTGTCCGCCGATTGGCTGCGTAACGAAAATAAGTGCATAAGTAATACCTAATGTGACTATAAAAAATACTGCCGCCAATGTTGATCCAATAATGAGGATAAGCTGCGCGTGAACGTCCTCTGGACTACGGCGTCGTGACGGCCTCTGGATAGAATGATCCAATGATGTCCTCAGTGCATGTTCCAGTAACGATACAGGCTGGCTTCTGACATTCTGTTTTCTCCCAGTTTTCATAGACTTGGCACTCATATCTAATTTGATCTCCTAAATTGCAGGAAGATAAGGCCAGCAGTAACGAGCCTAGCCCTATCCACCGCCACACTTATTTCTTGCCGAATCCGTAAGCTGCATCTTTTGGATTAAGAAACTTGGCCGCCGGAGCTAATAGCCCGGCTAGAAAAGCATTGACCAAGACTTTCGGATCCGAAATGCCAGACATATACAGAGCTGCTACGGCCGAGAGTGAAGCTCTCAACCACGATGCTCCTGCTGATTTTAATTCCTTCATTTTTTCTTCTCCTTTGGCTTTGCCTGTGGAAGTGGCTCGACCACTGGATATTCTCCAGCATAGGCAACAAGCTTTGGCCTAGCGAAACCGACAATTTCTTTGCCGATGTAGCGTTGCTTGACCATTACCATTCCGCCGTTGCGCTGATCTCCAGTGCCGGACGTATTGCCTTCGATGCAAAGCACGCTGGTCTTGCCTACCTTGACCACAATTCCGATGTGACTGATGCGATCAATGCCATCGTGTGGAAAGTCCATGAAACAAAGATCTCCAAGCTGCGGCTTATCTTCAATCCATCGGCCAAGCTCTTTCATCTTATGAGCTCCGGCAGCCGTTGAAACCATTGATGGAATCTTGACGCCGGCAGTGTGAAAGACCCAGTTGCAGAAGGATCCGCACCAGGGCAATCCATCGGCCTTTGTGAACTTGCCGTACTTTGTCAGATTCTCGCCAGTCTCAACCGTGCCGACTTCAGCTAGTGCGACTTCGATAATCCGTGCAGCAGTGCCTTCCGGATACATCTTAGTCAAGTGTTCCACTTATAGCCCAAGTGCCTTCAAATCGTCAGCAGTTAAACCAAGTGCTGCAAGTTTTGCCTGTGCAGTAGTTTTGGCTTCTTCTGTTTCGGCTATTTTGGCAAGTTTTGCTAAGCGGTTTTCAGCCCACTCTGCAATTCTTTCCTCATATTCAGCAGGTGTTAAATCCACATAACCTTGCTCATCGTCGCCTTCTTTTAATCCGCTTGGATTTTCTGCTCGGATTATTTCAATCATTTCATTTTTAGTAGTCATTAGTTAGCCAATCCATATACTGCGTAGCGTCCAGTGATATTTACAGATGAACCTTTTATTAAAAAACCGTCATAAGTTTGAGAAATATTTATCACACCAGATAAAACATTAGCACTTTGTTCATTTGCATCGAATCCATTTCCATACCAACTTGCTCTTTCGCTTGCGTTTCCCACTTGGTCAAAATAAATTGTCAATGCAGATGGTACGCCAGTAGTTCCAATTGAAGTTCCAAGCGTTGCTTGCGCTGTATTTACATAACCGTTAGTAGTTAAAGTATTGGCGCGACTATACATAAATTGAGAACCTAGATAATTAGAATTAGTTTGTGTGGTTCCGCCATATCTCATTTGCATTAGTAAATCATCAGTTCCTGCTGAAACACTAAACAGGCTTAAAATAACCATATAGGATTTATAGGTACTAGAGAACACAGTATCAATGGTGACTGATGCTGAGTTTGTAAAGGTCGAAGATGTAATTTTTGTTAATGCTCCGCTAGACGCCGTAGCCCATTTTAAGCCTGTTGGGCTAACAGTAGAATCAGCCGTCAAGACTTGTCCGTTTGTGCCTACTGTTAAAGCTGCAAGAGTATCCGCAGCAGTACCGACAAGAAGATCAGCCTTTGCAGCAATGGCGTAATTTGTAGTATCTGCTACATATTTAAGTCCAAGAGTTTGAGCTGAATCTGCTACTAGACGAGTTTCATTTGCTCCTGCTGGCAATCTTGCGTCTACTGTTGAGAATGCAAATAAATCGCCCTTAGTTGTTAGTGGTGTCTGATCCGTAGGAGTGACCCACGTAAAGTCCATATTCGTTCCGCTTGTCTTAGATAAGACTTGACCAGTCGTGCCACCGAGCAGCTCTGACATCGATGTGTCCACGGCTTGGCCGAAAGTGTTGAAATCTGCTGGGAGATTCGTAACAAGCGAAGAGCTTGTCGGCATGACCCAGCCGAAGTTCGTAGTTGGATTTGCCATCGTTTCTCCTTAATTGACGACTAACGCGTCTGCGTAGTCAAGTGTAGGGCTAAGAGTGTTAAAGGTTTCAGCGACACTTACATCTTGCCATTCCATAGCCTGAAGTGAGAATGGCAGTGGCGAGACAAGAAGGGTCACTGAGAGCTCGTTGAAAGAAGCTTGGAATCGCCAGCCCTCGACAAAGCCCAAGAAGTTTCCTGACTGCATATTGGCCGGCAAGTTTGAGAGCGAAATAGGCTGACCCATAAACACATTGATAAGAGCGTCACGATCTGCATCATCGACTTCCGGATTGGTCAATGCGAAAGTTATGGATTCTAAGAATGCCTGTGGCTGGGCTCGTAGTGTCAGATAGAAGTCGGCTTGATCTGATGCGTCGGCTGCGTGATTAAGCGAGGTCGTAATCTGTTGAGCTAGTTTTCCATAGAGTGCAATGGAAGCTGCATCGGTCGCAGTCTGCGTTCCAGACTTCCAGACAATGGAAACGTCGTTGCGAATATCTCCGGCCTTAGTTTGAATCTTTATTCCACGGCCTAGAGCTTGATTAGCATCTAAATCCGTGTATCCGTAAGTCGCTAGATAAGTTGAACGATGTGTGGAATCTGCATAGGAGATAAGTCCAGACGCGTCCTCGTATAAATAACCAAGTCCAGAAGTAGCAAGGTCGGCCACAAGATTCCAAGTGATTGTCTGACTAGATCCGCGATTTGCCAGCTCATAATTGCCTGGACGATCTATCTCTCCGAGTCCAGTATTTTCAGCAGTAGCCCACGTTGTAGTTGCTGGAGTGTAATTCGCCCACGTTAGAGCTGCTGGAACCTCTGACCAGTTATTGACCAGTAAATCCTCAAGGATTGTATAGATCTGGTCGCCGTCGAAATCCTTAGACAAGACGCCCAGAGTTAAGGCCTTCTGGAGCCTTGAGAGTGCTCCTAGAGCCGTGATGGTGACTTCCTGAGTAATTGCTACTGACCCAGTCTGCGACACTGTCACGGCAACGTCCACAATAGATCCGCCAAAGATTGGCACATAAGCTCCGGCCGTGTCTTTGACCTGAATCGAGACTGCGTCATTGATTTCGGCCGTGATAGCGCCAAGATTAAGATTGATGAGATTGAGAGTGCAATAGCCGGCTTGAGCCTGTGTGTAGATATTGGTGCGTCCTGATGTAATTGAAAGATTGGCTAGAACGACGTCAGTGTATTCAATGCCTGCAATTAAGACTTTCCACTCTGGAGCCCACTGTGTCATTAGACGGCCTGAAGTGCGCCGGCTCCGCCAGTGCCACGATAGAAGGAATCATTGAGCACGTTCACGATTGTGCGAGCCGTGCCTTCGGCATCGATTGCGCCATTGACTGTCACATTGATTCGCGCAGCGTTCTGAGAATCCGTAAATCCTCCTCCGCCCATAGCAGCTAAGCGAGCTGCATTCTGTGAGTCGGTGAAGCCTCCACCTACGCGAACCGCACCTGATGCGGCTGATGAGACGCCACCGCCGGAAGTAGTAGTAGATCCTGTTCCAGTTGATGCCGAAATACTAGGAACCGAGATTGTAGGAATGCTAGGTGTTGCAGTAGTCGTCTTTGGAATCGTCACTGTTGGAACGCTGACTTGTGGAGCTGAAATCTGTGAGACGTTAGGCAAGAATGGAATTGAGTTATAGACACGGATCAGAGCATTGATTCCAGCAACGGCTCCGGCAATCAATCCGTTCAATCCTTTGATGACCGCACCGATGACATTGATAACGCCGCCAGCAATCTCGCCGACTACCTTGAAAGCTCCGCCTAAGACTGTGACCAGAACCGGCACGACATACTTTTGAATAAAGCCGATAAACTCTGAGAAGGTTTCTTTGTTGTTATTTATTGCGTCAGTGATTGGCTTAAAGAAATCAGCGAACTTTCCAAGTGCCGGAACGACTTGATTCACCACGAACTCAACAAGCTGCTGAATGATTGGCAGAAGCTTTGCACCGACTGATTCTTTGGCTTCATCAAAGGTCACTTTAAGAATCTCAAGGCGTCCGGCGAATGTCTCTGCGTTAGCTGCTGCTGCGCCACCGAATAGATCTGAAAGCCTGGTCTGCGTCTCTTCGAATGACATCGCTTTAAGCTCTGCGGCCGATAGTCCGATGCCTAGCTTGCCAAGAGATGCAGTATTTCCATCGTATGCGCGACCAAGACTATTGGCGACCGCATCGAGCCCCTTGCCAGTCGATTGAGAAATATCTAACGCAAGAGTGAGAAGATCTTGAGCCTTTGTAACATCACCGGTCGAAAGAGCCAAGCGAGATAAGGCTGGACGAAGTTTATCGTCTGCCACACCAGTGGCTAGTGATGTCTTGAGAATCTGCTTTTCGACCGATGCAATCATTTCATTCGTTGCACCAGTTGCATTCTTTAACGCAGTAGCAAGACGAATCTGTGCAGCTTCATCTTCAATCGCGGCTTTGACGCCATCGACTGCAAGCTTGACGGCGTAGGCTCCAGCAGCAGCTCCGGCGGCTGCGAATGCTAGGCCGGCTTTCTTGCTGAACTCGCCCATCTTTGATGATGAGTTATCCACGTCTCCGTTAGCTTGCGCCAGTGATTTTTTTAGCTGATCTACATCAGCAAGAATCGAGAGCTTGAGTGTGCGCGATTGTCCGGCCATTTACCACTCCTTCAAGATTCTGTTAAAAGCATTTTCCCACTTGTCAATGATCTCTGGTTGTATTGCGCGTAGTGTCGGATAAATAAACCAGCCAGTCGAACCGCGTCCAGTAGAACCTGACCAGATTGGAAATTGCTTAAACTTGTTAGATCCAAATTCTGTTCCGCCCCAGAGATCTTTTGTGGTTGCACCGCCTGAAAACTTTTGACTTACGAAGCCGAAAGAGAGCTCACCAATCTTAGAAGATTTCGACACACGGGAGCCACTGGCAATTCGGTCGGCGGCCTTGCCTCGACTGGTCGCTTTTTGTTGAATCTTGCCCTGAGCAAACTCTGCCAGAGCTGATGATTCTCTTTTAGCTGCATCAGTAGCTGCTCCGTCCATCGCCTTGAATGCCGAAGTGATGCGACGAAGGTCAGCCTTGTCATAGGCAATCTCAACCTTGTCGCTCATTCTTTTTCTCCAATATCTCGAAGGCCGTATAGATCTGCTCCGCCGTCGTCCATTCGCTCATCGGAATGCCTGTGGCTATTGCTAACTCCACAAGGATTCGATTTACGCTTCCGGCGGCGTAACTTTTGGGAGAACGTCACCGACTGTCACGTCGGCCACTGTTTCACACCAAATCTCATAGCCCTTGATTGGCTTGCCACCAGCTTCACGCTTCATCGCATTCCACGCAAGGAAGAGAAGATCAGAGATTCCGATCTTCTCCTGCGCTTGCGAAATTGTGCTGCCTGTCTTTTGTTCCCACTTAGCCCACTCTGGCGGTTGTGCAGTGTAAGTGCCGAACTCGCCTGACGTGTATTCGATTGTGATTGGTAGTCTCATTCTGTGCTCCCGTTTCTATTGATTAACTGAATGTATCGGCTGGCTTGCCATCGACTAACATAGCCCAAGAATCAGTTTGTGCTTCTGGAGCAGTGCCGCCAACAGATGGAAATACTGGAAAGACGTTGCATGTAAAGACTGCGCCAGTAACCGCAGTAAATGACACGGCCAAAGTTGTATTTGGAGCAGTATCAGCAGCAGTCCACATCGCTTCAAAGAGTGATGATGCAACGCCCCAGTCTGCAAGCAGCTCAAGGTTAAGCGTCCACTGATCATCAATGTGCTTATAGGCTTTTCCATCGAGTGTTTGGTAAGTCGTAATGACGGGCGCATTGACTAGCGTTGCCGCCGTTGTTTGTGCGTCATAGTTCACTGTGGCGATTGTTAAAACTAGGTCTCTCGCCGTGACGATTGTTGTTGGCATTTTTTGCTCCTTATATTGTCTGTTGTGTGTAGTAAGTGCTGACCGAGAGATCCGCCACTAGTAGATTGGTCGCGCCGACCTGTTGGATTGTCGGACGTTGCACGTCTCCGACTTCGTATCCAGTTGGCATCGCTGCGATGATGCTGATAATTAGCTGCTCAAGATTATCTAGTGCTCCGGCCGTATTGTTATAGGCAACGGCCGCAGTAACCACAAAGTTGATTTTCACGCGCACCGCAGATTTGCCGATTGTAGTCGTTTCCAAATAGGGAGAATCCGGAACAATTACACAGGCTGGAGGAATGACCGCCTCTGGAGGCGATGAATACACAGAAGCCACGACGCCAGCTAGAGCAGTTGCAAGAGTGCCTCTGACGTTAGTTGCAATAGTTGTTGGTGTAGGCATCACATGGCCATTGTTGAGACGTCGATGTAATTACCTAATAAACCGATAACGCGATTTTGCAGTGATCGACCCATTCGATATGGCGACGGCGTAAAATCTACGCCTTCAATCTGACCACCTGGAGCGACCACGCTCTGGAATATCTCAACGCTGACGATGGTGACCGCCTGTTCGACTGCGTCGGTATTCGCATAGAGCGTGGCCGCGTCTGCCCCAGATAGATAAACTACGCCGCCAGGAATGACTGGACGGAATGTAATGTCACTATTTGTTATAGCTGCCGTAAAGTAGAAATATGGAGCCGGATATGCGAAAGGCAAATATGGGAATGGATCATAATAATTTGATGTGACTGTCTGTGTTCCGTTGAATGTAGCTGGAACGCAACCTGTGACCACGACACTTTGGCCAGCGACGAATGTGTTGGGCTTCTGTGTTATGTAATAGGCGACATTGTTTTGAAGATAAACGGCGGCGACTGAGTTTTGATTGGCAGTCAATAGCGGCAGAATTACCTGCTCGGCTGAATCAATAATGCTTTCAAGATAATCGTTTGAATAAAGAGAAACAGAGACGCCAAGAACCTGTCTAAGACTGGCGACGGTAATGATTGCTGGCATCTCTGTTTCCTTTCGTGAGCTGCTGGGCTAGATACGGGAGCGCACCTAGCCCATGATTGATTAGGTTAGGTTGAAGCGACGAAGTCCGCCTGCGAAGACGGCTTGAGCTGCGATGTAACCGTAAAGTGAAATCTCAATCTCGCCTGTTGTTGGCACATTTGTCGCCAATGTTAAAGCTGGAGATTCGAAGATTTCGATTGAACGTGGCTCGATAATGAATGCTGATTCGTCGATTGATGTTGCTACCATGTTTGGATCTACATAGTAATCAAGACCAAGAACGTTTCCGCGAATTGATGTTGGAACCGCAGATCCTGCGTTGTTCATAGGATTTCCAGCGTTGTAGATTGGACGTCCTGTTGTATCAGTTGCGCCGAGAAGCGTCGCCCAGATGGAAGTACCTGAAACGAATGACTTAGCAGTGCGCTTTGTTGCAGTATAAGCAGCTGGTGCTTCTGTTGATACGAATGAAATCAATCCAGCTGAATCAGCAGCAGTTGCAGTTGCTTGAGTTCCGCCAGCAGTAATCTGAGCAATTACATAAGCATCAGTTGCTTGAGCATAGGCATCTCTAAGATTTGCCAACATGATTTCATAAAAGCTCGGATCTGACCGATCGAGCAATTCTACTGAGTAGCGCTGGAAGCCCATTTTTTTAATTACAGTAGCGTTTACATAGGATGAGGTAATCGCGGTCGTTGCTGTTGGATCTCCGCCTTCTGCCACTGTTGCAGCAGTTGAGTTAGCAGTGATTTTAGGAATAGACACTGTCATTCCGTATGTGCTTAATGGACGTGTTCCACCGCATGCGTCAATTACTGGACGGTCTGCGTTTGTGTTTTGTGCAACATCGCGAACATATGACACTGGTGAGAACGCTGGATTTGTTGTGAATGAATCGTCAGCTGCTTTTACATATTGACGAGAATCTTCGTTGCCAAGTCCTGCCTTGATTGTGTGTTCAAGATATGCGCCACCTGTTGTAATTGGTGAACGTGGTGATGTGAAATAGAGCGGACGAGTTGCCTCGGCCTGTACGACTTTGTTC